TTCATTCTTGTACTTGGGATAGATACCATTTGGATCATAGAAGCCTCCCGCCTGTGACAACTCCGCAGGCACTCCAGGTAGTGTACCCATTACAATCATCTCTTGTCGGTCCATGCCATCTCTAAAATATCCAAGGACCCAGCTACCTTCAACTAATCCAGTGGCACTCTGTCCTAGTCCACTGATACCAGCGCTAGTAGATGGAAGCATACAGTGCGCCCACGGCAAGTCGGCTGTCGGTAATATTGTTGTATTACTTGTGTGATGACCAAGAGCTCTCACTCTTACTCTGCCTGCTTTGTTTGGATCGTTCCTATCTTCTACTACACCAGTAAACCATAGAAAGCCATTGTGTCCTAAAAATTTATCATTGTTCATCTTTTTTTTCCGATATGCCTCTTGTTTTAAACAGCACGCTTTACGCTATTTAATACCATTTAATTAAACCATACGCACGGTGGCGTTTATCTCCTAATTTTGTTAATAAGACTATTAAAAGTCGCAAGATGGCCTTTAACTTTAAGTAAAATAGGGTCTTTTACATATGTCCAAGGGCTTTCTGCGGCTTCCGATGGTCCTTTGAAGAAAGACTTGATCTTGTTTCTTTCACGTGCCTCATCATTCGCTGTGGAGTAATCGTCTATGATTGTCTTAATTCGTTCTTTAATCTTCATTATCACCTCTCGTTTTATTGTATTTATTCTTACCATCATATGAGTTTATATTCTCTCATTGCCTGCTACCATCATAAAAATTTAGCGACTCTTCTGAGTTTCTCCCATATGTCTTACAAATCGTCAATATCCGAAGACCTATAAGGACTTCCGTCTTGTAATTCGTTGTTTGTAAATAGTTCGTTATCTTCCATAGGGAGAGATACGTTAAAACTATCTTTAATTAACTCTAGCGCTAGTGTGTGGCGCTTATTGAGAGTTGAAACATGGTGTCTAGCGGCACTTATTAAGTATCTACCAGATAGATATTTGTCGTTATCTTTAGGGTCTTCTTTACTAAATGGCGCATACTTGGGTAGTGTGAAGTTTACTATATCACCTACTCTTAATTCTGTTGTACCAGGCGCTGTGATCTCTATGATAAGACTATTTGTGGCTATGTGTTGACTTATACGTTTTTGTAATATGTCTTTACTTTCTGGTAGTTCGTGTGTATTGTGTATCTTCTTTGTTTCTGATTGATAATATATCTTACCCTCGTTCTTGTTGCCAAATGTGTCACCGTTATCATAGTTAAAGAAAGGAAGTATACCATTGTCACTTCTCTTACCACCATTGGCGTCTTGTTCTAAATGATTTTGTTTACCATATTCTTTGTTGTAATCAAAGTCAAGTTCTTCAAATGTTTTATTGTATAGGTCGTGTGTAATTAACCTACTGGCATATACACCATTCGCTGTATTGTTTAATGTATCAAATTGTTGTAGAATTGTAAAGTTTTCTACTGATTGTAAAGCATATACAGGGTCTTCACCTATGTTTTTAATCTTTGGTGAGTAGTGTGCTTTGACTGGTCTAGGTGAGCCATCTTTCTTACAAAATAGTCCTTCATATGATTTAAAATTAAATCCATCGCCATTCTCAAAGAACAAGAAACCACTGTTCTCATAGTGTAATGATCTAGCGTTCTTTCTTAATTGTTCTATTGCCTTGGTTGGTTTAAGTCTTGGCATGACAAACTTGTGATTACTTTTTGTGTCTTCTACCATCAAGTCTTTTTTAGTCTTTAAGTAGTTATAACATATGTCAGTCACCATCTGGTCTATCTGGCCTGTAAATGCTTGTGATATTGTTGTTTGATGATTACGAATAGCTTCCATAGATACAAACTTCAATGTGTATATTTGTGATCTAGGATTAACACCACTTCTGTTTTTAAGTGAGTAAACAAACATTGGGTGACCTGTCTTTACAGAGAAGTCAAAGCCTTTATCTGTACCTGGCGTTCTAAAGAAAAACTCTACTCGTTCAAATCCTGTGATTGGTAATGTCTGTATGGCGTTTGTACCATCAAGCAATGTCATATCACCGGATAGAAACTTACCATCTATACTTTCATATATGCTAAATTCTTGTACTAGACTTCTTATGGATAATCGTTTGGGTGTACCAGCGCCATCAAATGATTGATATGATATTAATATTACATCGCTTAATTCAAAAGCGCCTGGTCTATCTACCTTTGTAGGCATTAATTCCTCACTAGTTTATTAAATTCTTCTATAAACGTATTTAAATATGATGGGTTAAGTAAATTAATTTGTCTCTTTTCGTCTTGTAGTCTTTGTTCGTATTCTCTATTAGAAACTGATTGAGCGCCTGTGGCATCACTGTTTACTTCTACTAGATAAGAATAATCATCTGGTCCTTGTGCTGATGTTCTACCACTTGATTGTGATACTTCGTAATGATGAATAGCATCTGGATTAGTGTATTTGTCTGTTAGAAATGCCTCAAAGTTTTGTTCACTCATAGGCCAATCATAATATACATCTGTGATATTGTTTGTAAGTAATACAACCCAATGGTATTGTGCTGAACCAAAGTGTTTAAATGCTGTGTCTTCTGGTCTTTCGCCACTAGGTACATCATACTTGTCATATAAACTAATCTCGTTTATAACTTTTTCTCTAACCTTTACTCTGGTCATCAAGTCAGTAACAATCTTCTCGTTACCGTTACCTGTTAAATCGTAAAAGCCTTTTTCAAAGTTTTTAAAATACATACTAGTGTCCTATTGCTATTGTTTCTTTTGTCATTATTTCCATCTCTGTAAATGACAAGTCCATCTTTGTTAATACTGGCGCAGCACCTTTTTCGTCTGCTTTAAATGTAGTGAACACACCTTCTGGTGAGTAATCTATACTCATATCTGTTAGTGCACATCTACTAATTTTTGGTATGTACATATTGGCACCGTCTCTATACATATATGTTATTTGAAATTGTGCTGGTGCTGTAAGATAACCTTCACCACCTTTTTCAGGCATCATATGAAATTTAAACATAGATAAAATCTTTTGTACATCTTCTTTTTCTTGTTCGTTCTTTGGCGCAAACTCAAATGGAAAAGCAAATGATCTAAATGGTACGTTCTTAAATACTAATTCTGCGTTAGGATTAATTGATCTACCTAAACCTTTATCTATCGCAGCACCAAAACCTGGTAATGCTATTTCAATAGCAGCCTTTGATATACCCTCTAAAAATGTTTTACCTATACCTGCACCTAACGATGCTGCTTCACTCAAACTTTTTATATCCATAACACCTGACATAAGACCAGCAATACCTGTGTCTATATTTTCATAACCAACTTTGTAATCAAATTTAGTTCCTGTTGATGGTGTATATAATATTATACTATCTGATATGTAAGACTTGTATGCATTTGTCTTTGTATCCATACCAGTTGTTTGTTTTCTTAACACTTTATCAGATGCTTGAAACCCTTGTGCTTGTAATTTTTTACCACGTTCTATATTGTTTAGTCTACCCTCACCCACTGTACCCATAGATTTAGGATATGCTTTTAACATACTCTGATCACCCATATCGCTACCATATCTCGTATCAGTATTTTCTATAATATCAAATATGATATAATGACCTTCGCCTAATTGTGCTGTCTCTTGTGGATAATACACACTACCATATGTGTATGGGTTAGCTTCTGGTCCCATGTGTGCCACAGGACTTTTTGATAAGTCTAGTGGTGACTTGTTAGCTAGTTTAGCCGCAAGTTTCTTTGGTTGACCAAAGCCAGAAATTTTGTTAGTAAAACCACTAATTAAATTAGTAGCTATCTTTTGTTTGATTATGTTTGAAACCTTGTTTGTAAAACTCATCTAAATATCCTTGTAATGATAATATTTATAACGAAATGAAGAAGTCATATAAAGGTTTATATCGTCCTAGCAACCCTAAAAAATATGTGGGTGATGTCAATAGAATAGTATATCGTTCATTATTAGAGCGTAAGTTCATGCTATATTGTGACCGTAATCCTGATATAACATATTGGGCAAGTGAAGAATTAGCGATAAGATACTACAATCCAGTGGATAAAAAGTACCATAGATACTATCCTGACTTCATAGTTCGTACTATTAAAGGCGACAAGATACTGATTGAGATTAAACCATCTCGTCAATGTAAACCACCAAAAACACCTACAAAGAAGACAAGAGCATTCATGCGTTCTAGTTTTGAGTATATTAAGAATAGAGCGAAATGGGAAGCAGCAACAAAATATGCTGATGATAATAATGCGAAGTTTAAATTGATTACTGAAAAAGATTTAGGTAGTTATTAATTATAAGCGTCATTTGTTCTAAAAAGAGAAAGATCATCATTCCTACTTGTTATACCAAGATTTTGATTTTGATTATTTTGGTTGACAGTCTTAACAGAATTGTCTATAATTGCATTACTAGAAGCTGCTGATGTATCAACAGGCAAGTATTGATTATTATTAGGTTTAGATTTAAACATATTCTTAAACTTACTAAAAAAACCTCCGCCTTCATCACCTGTAGTAGGAGGCACAAGAAATGCATTATCTTGTTGTTCAATAGCACTTGTTGTATCACTTAAATTACCAGCAGTAAAAGCAGCATCCTGATCGCCAGATGTTGTCGTATCTAATGTATTTGGATCAACAGCTTTCTCTATCTTTTCTATCTCTACACCTGGGATTTTATTTAATAAACCTATGACACCATTGATGGCGTCTATGAAGAAGTTTTTAATTTTAGTGAATATACTTGTAAAAAAGTCAGCGATCTTACCTGGTATTTCCATAACAGCATCACCAAAGTCAGATAACTTTTCTCGTATATCATCAAAGTTTTTTCTAACATACATAAACGCTGCCACTAATGCGATGATACCAACAACAACTGCTGCTGCAATACCTATAAATGGTGCTAATGAAATTACAGCTGATATAACACCAGTAGAAAACATCATTAACATTTTAGGTAATAGTTTTAAAGGTTTCAACATACCCATAAAACCAGTTCCTAATTCTTTGATAGCAGTAAATGGTGCAGTCAAACCTTCTGTAAACGCAGAACCTATATCTCGTAGACCATCTGGCACATATGTGTCTATCGTGTCATCAAACTTATCTCTAAATGATCTGGTATCATCTGCCTCTGTTAAGTTTAATGTTTCAAGTGTTTTACTTCTTTTTTCTGTGGTTTCTATTACTTTTTTGTTTGCGTCAACTAAATCTTTTCTTTGTTCTTCGGTTAGTTCACCACCTTTTTGTTGTATCTTGGATAACTTCTCAATAATTTTTTTATTGTCTTTTATCTCTACGTTCTGTTCTCTTAATAATTTCTTTTGGTCTTCTATTTCTGTTTTTGTCAATATAGAAACTTCACCAAACTTATTGACTTGTGCCACTATGTTTTGTGTTCTTAATTGATTGATGGTTTCTTCTGATTGTCTAGCTCTCTCTGTTCTCTCTTGTAAGAATTTATTTAAGTCCTTACTATACATACTTAAATCAACACCCATCTTATTGACAAGTCTATCTACCTTTTCTAATCCTTCATTGAATCTATCTATTGGGCCAGCAGATAAGTCTTCTGTTATCTCTGCCACCATAGTTTGTATAGATGGCACAACTGTTTTTGAAGCAGCCTCTAGTGATCCTCTAACCTGTGAAAATATAGCTTGACCTATACCAGATACTATTTCAGCAACTTCTTTCTTGCCGCCTTCAAAATTAAATCTTGTATCTGGTAATGCCATTATTTTTTACTTTTACTTGTTCCTGTGTATAAACCAAACCAAGCAGCACCAGCACCAACTACGATACTAATTAAACCACTTTGTTCCATTGTAGGCGCACCTAGGTTCATATACCATATGACACACTTATATAATAAGATTATGTAAACTGTTAAAAACAACCTTGGAAATATTCTCCAAGCATCTACAGCTCTAGCCATATGAATTAATTTTGAGTATGGGTTAACACCTAAATCTTTTATAGATGTATCTACCTCTAAATCTACTTGAATTTTTTGTTTTGGTTCTGCAACCTTTATATCATCAGCCATTATTTGTCTCGCCTTCTCCGTTCGTTTTCTTCTTTTATATAGCTGGTTAACATACCAACATATATTTCTTTTTCCCACGGCATTAGATTATCTAACTCCGTCAATGAATATTTATGATGTTGCATAAGGGCAAAATTGGTTTCATAATAGGCCTGTAGGCTATTGTGGGACAGGCTTATTGAAAAAAATCTTGTAATCCCTTAAATGTCACCTTACTTTTTACACCAGTCTTTGGATTAGTCACCTCAACTTCGTGTCGTAATTGTGGCATTGTATCAAAAAACTTTCTTATCTTAATAAATGCTTGTTGAGATAGACCTTCTAAAAACTCAACTAGTTCTTTCTTTGTACTATCTTTCGCAGGATAAGTTTTATCACCCTCATAGATGTGGTCAATACAACTAGCGACTACGTTAAACATAGTATCTACGTTCTCTTTGTTCACATCAAAACCAGCCTTGGTTATACCTAGCGATGGATAGTTTAATACTAAACCTAATTTTCTTTCTTCGTCTATAACAACATTATTATTGTGTTCATCATCTACTTGTACTTCCACAGTAGATAAATCTAATTCAACATCAGTTGCTGTCTGTTTGTCGTCTGGACAGATAACTTTAAAATTAGCAACTTCACCTACCGATTTACTTCTAATTTGTAATAATAGAAATTCTATGTCAAACATAGGTAAACTATCTATTTCAAGTTTATCAAATGTACAAGCTTTCAATATGTCTTTTGTTGCTGTTATTATTTCGTTGTTGTTTTTTGATTCCATAGCCACAAGTAATATCTTTTCTTCTTTGACTAGGAATGGTCTAAACTGTACTTTTATATCTTGCGATGGTAAAGTCAATTCATATCTTGGTGTCTCAATCGTTGGTAACGCCATTATATCTCCTTATTATATTAAATATTTAACGGTGGTATCTTAAATGGTGGGAATACTCTACCACCTGTAATTCTACCTATTGGTGCCTTTCTTCTCAATTCATTCAGCACGTCTCGTCCTGCTCTTCTTATCTCTGGTGGTAACTTACTAATTAGTCCACCAAATATACCACCAGCTCTTTTTACTGTTGGTTGTTTAAAATCTGATTGTCCTACATCTACTTGTCCAGCTCTATCTAAAAAGAAATTAACCCAATATCTGTAACTAAATGTTACAGTAAATGTTTGTATTGCATTTGCTTCGTGGCTAAATTGTACTTCACTAATTGTTTTTGGATAACATTCAAATAGTCTTACACCATATGTTATGTCATCACGTTCTTGCCTACTAGCAAATTGACCTAAAGCAAATATGTCTAGTGGCGCAACATAGTCGTTATAGTAATTCATATTATGCGTAGAGTTACTAAATGCTGCCTTTTGCCACATTTCAAAAAATGTTCTTTCTCTCATAAATTTGTCTGTATAAAATGTAGCTGTAATATCACTATATGTATGATCGTAAACAAATTTTCTTACTGGACCATTATGTCTAATTTCTTTTTGTGCACCTTCTCTAGCTGGCATAGAAATCTCACTACAAAATGCTTGTACTCGTCTTTTGTTTTGATCTTGGTTCATTGCTCTCAATTGACTTTGTGTAGAGAAACCTTGTATCTCCTCATCATCACCAGATACACCATTTGGTAAAGTGAAGTTTACATAGAACCTAGCTTTTCTTTGAAAGCCTTCTGCCTCGTTGACCATGGATTGAAATCTACCTATTGTAGATTCTGGATTACCACCAGCCTTTTGTCTTAAACGTGGATCAGATTGTACATCATCAAGCGACCTATCTCTAGGTAAACCTATTCGTATATCAAAACCACCAATTCTTTTTCCGCCTCGTAGAATAGCCATTACTTGTCCTTACATTGACATCTTTTGCCAAATAGTTTTTCTATAAATTTGTTAAACCATTTTCTCATTAGTATGGTGTCCCTTTCCTAAATTGTTGCACTGGCAACATAACTGCCAAAGCAGCCTCGTCAAAATCAACTCTTAAAAAACTTGACCTGACGTGTCCATATAGGTATTTCTTAATAGTGTTTCTAGCAATACTAACATTCTTAATACCATCATAGGTAGCATCAATTCTCGTTGTTGACTTCATACCACCAGAAGCATATCTTTGTAAATTGTTCAATAAACTAATTCTTTGTACAGGTCTTATATAATGAAAATTCATACCCATAAATCCACCAGGAATTGTTTCTAAAGGCAATACAAGTGGAAATCTATCATACAAAGGTAATACCTGTTTATATTTAGGGTCATAATAGAAGAAATTTAGTCTTCCTTTACTAGGAATACCATTTAATTTACCTGACCTCATTAGGGCCGCAGCAGTCACTCTATCGCTAAGTGTAGCAACATTTTTCTTATACCAATCAACACTCTTACGAATGCCACCTTGTTGTATCTTAATAGGGTCTAATATTGATATTGCCATATGCTAATATTTATATAAAAAAAAGGCGGCCTTTCAGCCGCCCTTTCAAAGTTATTGATGTGAGAGAGAATTACTCCTCTTCAGCCAATTTACTAAAG